CATTACCGCTAGAAAATCATTGAAGTTTAATTCTTTGATTTTATTAAGTTTCACATCTGCTTGTATTTGGTTAAATTTGTCGCCCTGTGTCATTAGCCTATCAAATTCGATAACACCATTTTTTAAAAGCGTAAACTCTTCATCCAAACAATGTTTTTTGAATCTGTTTAAATTTTCGATTGCTTTTGTTCCTAGTATTGTATTCATAATGATTAAATTTAATTTTGTCGCCGTGTCGGTTTCGCTCCGAAGGTCAAACATATTGCACGCGTTTGGTTTATAAGACTTTTAAAAATTCTTCTTTGTGTTTTACTGGAATATAAAGCCCATGCTTTATATGGATTACTTTTTCGCCTTCTTCTACTTTCCCCGCTTCTTTTAATTTGTTGTATTTATTTAAAAATTCGGTTTTGTCTGTACCAAAGAAGAAAAATCCGCCTAGTTCATCAATTATAGCGTTGATTCTATCGCCTTTCTTACCTTTTAAGACTTTCGCCTTTGCTTCCTCTATTTTCTCTTTATTTAGTTGCTCTATGTATTCAGAATCTCCCCATAAATTTATAGCTGTTTCGACTTTACTTGTAAGTTCTTTTACTTCCTTGTTTGCATACTGCAAACTCATTCCGTGCGGTCTTTTCTGCGGATTGTCTTTTAAAAATTTATGCGCTTTTTTAGATTCTTCTAATTTGAATTCGAAAAAATCTAAACTTTCAGGAAGTGACAAATTTATTTTACTAGCTTTTGCTTCCCAGTATTCCGATCTTCTTCTGTAGTCTTCTGCTTTCTCGCTTTCTGATATGCTTTTTCGCATTTTATTATCGTACTTTTCAAAAAGTCTTCGGTGTCTTCTTTCGCTGTGGTGTCCAACTTTTATTGGTTCGCCAAGGCTTAAAAAATCAAGCTCGTGCCTTGTTGCTCTTGTGTTGTATGCTTCTTGGCTTCTTTTCTCTGCGTTGGAAGAATAGCCGTTTAATTTTTCAGCTTTTCTTTTTGCTCTTTCTTGAGTATTAAACCCGTCGCATCTTGTAATTGAATACAAGAAAAATCCGTCGGCTGTCTTACCTAAGTAATTATGCACTTCGTTTTCGTGTTCTTGTCCGTACTTCGTTGTCAAAATAATTGTTTCGCCTTTTTCGTGTTGCTCTTGACATTTTGCCACGAATACATTAGGGCAGTATTTTTTGTAAATGTTTTTTGTCGCTGTTTCTTGTGTGTTCATCGTTAAATTATTTTAAGTTTATATATTTTTTAGAGATATGGTTTTAAGTTTAAAGGCGGATTTATTAAATGAAGTTGCGAACTCGGTTTTAATAAAACCAACATAATACCCTTGTTTGTATTCTAGTACCTTAACGCCGTTTAAAGTGTCGTTCTCTGGTGCGTCTATTGGCTCCCCTTTTTCTTTGACTAATTTTAAAAGAGCAAATAATTTTGTTTCTATAATTTTAGAACTATAAGCGTCTTTTATATGTTTGTCAATCTCTCGGGCGTTGCCGTCTTTTATATATGTTTTCATCCTTACGCGTTTTTAAAATAAAAATGATCCTTTAAAAAAATAGATGTTTCAGTCTCCCAACTAAAAACAGTTAAAAGGTCTTTTTTACTCACTCTTTTAAATTTCCCTTCTTGCGGGTTGAATTCTTTTATAAAATCAATTCCCTTGCTATCATAAAGCTTTAAAAGTTTTACAAGGCTTTCGCCATTTTGAAAAATAAATTTTCCGTCTGTGTTTTTCCATGTAAACGAAATGTAAAATGTACGTCTGTCAATGTTTAAATAATTAGTATTCATTTTGTCGCTGTTTTAATTAGTTCCGCGCTTTGGTCTTGCTCCTTTATGCCGTCTTTATAGCGGTGCGCGGATTGGTTTAAATTAGTCTTTTAAGAAGTTAAAAACTCCCTGCGTAATTCCTCCGCTCGCTTCTTTGTCTGCTTCAGGGAGTTCATCCCATAGCTTTAGAAGTTCATCAGCTTTATAACTTGCCTGCGTTCCTTCCTGGTACATAATACCACCGAAACTATCCGCGAGTATTTTCTTGTACACTTCATTATTTAAAATAGTTTCAATCGTTAACTCTTCGGTGTTTTTCATTTCTTTGGGTTTTGTGGGCGGTTTCCCGCCCTTGTTTATATTAGTACGCTAATTCTCTGCGCTTTGGCTTTGTGTCGTTTACATTATAGGATTTACTTCCCCACGTTTGGCGGATTTCATCAAAACTCTTTTTGCTTCTAAATTTCTGCTTATATCCTACAGGACTGTAGAACCATTTCGCGCGCGTTCTACTAAAACGCGGGGAGTTGAAACCATCTAAAAGAATCTTTTTAATATCTTCTTTTTGTGCTTTGGTGCTTCCGTCGTGGTTCGGTTCGTCTTCTAACCAAATGAAGGAACCAACAAAAGTCACAAGTACATTTTTCAAACCTTCAAAGCGTTTGACTGTATTGTAGAATTCATCCGCGTTAAATTCTTTGTCTTCTTCTCTTGCTGTTTGTGGTTTGAATTTCTTAAATTCTGCAAACATCTTTACAAATTCCGTTTGGCTGTCTCGCCCGCTTGTATCGGGGTGCAACTCAAAGCATAATTTTTTAAAAAGGTTTTTCGCATCGTCTAAGGTTGTGCACTCGTTGAAATAGTTTAATTTCGCCATGTCTTTAAATTTTATATTTATATAAGGTTTAATTTAATCCCTCATTTTGTCGCTGTTATGAGGGATCTATTTTTATTGGTTTTTAATTGCTTTCTTAAATTCTTTACAAATAAGGTTTAAATGGTAGTTCAAATCCTCGCTTTGTGTTTCGTTGTTAGTATTGTATCTCTTCTCGAAGTTGTAGGAATGTTTCGCTTTCTCTTCGTGGATGTATACAAATTGATTTTTAATTTCAATCGGGCTTTTTAAAATGATGTAATAAGGAAAAGTGCCACCGTCATAAGTATGAACGAAGTTGCTCAAATTGTTAACCTCTTTCAACATTCCGTTAATAGTGTTGATTTTGTTTAGTATCGCTTTTCTCATAATATTATATATTTAATTATCTAAAAAATTAAAGTTTAGATCCTGTCATTATTAAATTGTATACAATAAGACCAATAAAAGGAACTATAAAAGTAAATACAAATAAAAGCCCTGTCTTATTAATTCTGTCTAAATTGTAAAATTTGTTTATTAAGTTTTTCATAATGTTTTAATTTAGTGTTAAATCTTACTCAAAGATACGACACAAATCAAGTATAAAAATGTTAAGGAAATGTTAAATAGTGTTAAAGTTTAGTAATATAGACGTATTAAAAGAGGGGGAATTCTTATAATTGTTTAAAATCAAACATTTTGTAATATATTTGTACATTATGAAAACCCTCAGCCATTGAAAAAAGTACTAATATCATATAATAGTAATAATAAAACAGAAGAGATTAAAAACTATAAAAGATTCACAATATCAAAAAAGTATTAAAAGTGTATAATTCCTGCCATTGAAAGTAATAAAACCCTATAAAGAAAACAACAATACAATACAATGAAAAAACAAGATAAAAAAAAGAGTGCAAACCCTGAAAAGGAAAGTATTAAAATAAGCGAGGGAACACAAACGCATAAACAAAAAAACATATCTAGAAAAAAACATGGGGTTGTTAAGGCCAAGGAGCTAAGCGAGAGAGACAAATATATTATTGAAGAATATTTTTCCAACGGATATAATAAAAGTAAAGCTGTTACGGTAGTTCTTCCTACTATAAAGAATCAAAGCCAGGCTGTACAGGTATTTAATAGCATAGCGAGTAAAACAATGGCAAAGAAATACATTAACTCTATGCACAGCAGATTAAGAGCTTCAGTACATATAAGCAAAGAACAAGTACTAAAAGAGTTCATTAACTCAGCCTTCACAGATGCAACCGACTACATAGGTTTAACCGTTGAAGAACTTAAAAACCTTCCTGCTGCTGCTAGGAGGCAAATCCAGAGTTTCAAACTGACTGATAAAAAGGAAGAGACCAGGGGAGGCAATGTGATAGAGACCCGGACCATAGATATAAAACTGATCAATAAACTTGATGCACTAAAAGAAACTACAAAGATTATAGGAGGGTATGAAGTAGACAATAAGCAGAAGAACAAAAACAATATAGATCTTACAGCCATAGGAGACAAAGACAAAGCACAACTGTATAGTATACTAATGCAATCAATAAGCAAGGACAAGGAAACAACCGTAGAAGTACATCACAAAGTAGTGGAATGATAAAAGGAGGGCTTAAACACCTTTAAACAACTAATAAAAGACCCTACAAAGACCCCCCTACACCACCTTCCTGGATTCGTGCCCACACCCTCCACCCCAACACAATAATTTTTCATAGATATTGATAATGTTTGGTGTTTTTGTCAACATATCTTCGCAAAAACAATTTATTTGTTGTATATTTGCTTTAAATAGTTCGGATTATGGGTAAAATTAGTAGAGAAGAGTTTTTGGATATGGATAATATTGTGATATTGCGAGAGGTTCGTGATTCGATGGATTATGTTAAGAGGTCTGCGTTGATAAGTGCGAAGTTGGTTGAGGCTCAGAAAAAAATTTCGCTTTGCGATATAGTTAGAAGTGAGTCGCCTGGTTTTAAGCCACGTTATCATTATGAGTCATTATTTTTGGATATGTTGGCGATGTATGTTTCGGGTGATTTGGTGGTTAAGAAGCCTAGTTGTCATCCTATTGGTCAATTACTAAACACCTACATTATTAATAATCATGGTGATTTGATTAATTTGAAAGATCTTGATTCAAGTGATGGAGATAAGCACATCTGGATTTCTAAATTAAATGAAGCGATTGAAAAACAAAAGACATTATGAGGATATTTAAAAGGAACTACTATATTCACTTTCCTTCAGAAGAGATTTTCTTAATCAAGGACAAAGGTATAGAGTGGGATTTGCATGGCAAGGGCTTTTTGAAAATCACTAGACTAGCTTTATTTGCGTTTGAGGTTTATAGTTTACTTCGATTTACGTTTAAAGGCAGGAAATAATCAGAAACATTAAAAGAGAATATTAATATTAAAACGATAAAACTATAACGGATGAAACTAACGGGAAAGTGTAAAGAAGATTTTGAGAAGTGGTGCGATGTCGTAAACTACGAATCAATTTACCAGGTTTCTAACTTGGGCAGATTCAGGAGTTTAGATAGGGATAGGGATATTAATAGAAAAGGAAAGATTTTAAAACCATCTATGCGCCAAAATGGATACCTGTTTTTAAGACTTAGTAAGAAAGGCTATGTATCTAGTTTTTTAGCTCATAGGTTAGTGGCTAGTCATTTTGTAAAAGGCTATAAAGAAGGATTAGATGTTAATCATAAAGATGGCAATAAATCAAACAACAGTGCATATAATTTAGAATGGGTTACAAGAGCAGAAAATATTAGACACGCTTTTGATACAGGTCTTATGAACAGAGAAAGTATTAGCATTCCTGTAAGATGTATTAATGAGAAAACCAAAGAGCAGATGTATTTTAAGTCTATTCGAGAGGCAGAAAGAAATGGTTTTCATCAGTCAAACATTAGTCTTTGTCTTAATGGTAAACAAAAAACGCACAAAGGCTTTAAGTGGTACAGACAATAAAAACATTAAAACGAGATATACAATGGCAATAACTAAAAAACAATTAGAAAAAATAGGTATTCATTTTGACGGAAGCAAGATATACCCGAATAAATATTGGTGCAATATTACAGATAGCCACCTTACAATTTATTTATCTTCTTATACGTTAGAAGATGTCGTTAGAAATATTTACAGCGAGGGTGTAAGTGTTGGTATAGAAGAAGGTAAAGATTTAATGCGACAAGAGTTTAAAGAACTTTTAAAAATAGAATAATGAAAGCGACAGAACTTAGGGTAGGGAATTGGTTTATTGATTATGAAACAGAACCAGAATTAACGATATATTGGCAGGTTGAACAGATTTATCGCCCTACTTATGGTACAAATTTAGGGGTTGCTTATAGAGATGGGAGTTCTTGGACTTCTTTAGATATATTAGAACCAATCCCACTAACAGAAGAATGGTTATTGAAGTTTGGGTTTGAATCTAATCCTTATGAAGATAGGTACGAAAAAGGAGAAATATATGTGGAGTGTAATAAAACAAAAGGATTTACAGAACTATGGTTGAGTGGTTTTCCTCACATCAAACACGTTCACCAACTACAAAATTTATACTTCGCTTTAACTGGAGAAGAATTAATAATTAAATAAAAGATATGACAGAGAAACAAAAGGCAAAGGAATTGGTAGAAAGATACACCTTTGTTAAATTTAGTAAAGGTAAAACACTTTTATCAATGGCATTAACAAAAGAAAACGCTAAACAATGTGCTTTGATTTGTGTTGATGAAATACTAGAAATAGGTGTATTTTGGAACTCTTCGGAAATGGTAAAAGACTATCCTAAGAACTATGAATTAACATCAACTTACGAATATTGGGAACAAGTTAAACAAGAAATAGAAAAATTATGAACAAAAACGAAATTTTAAAAACAGTAATTGACAGTTTGATGAAGCAAAGAGCCGACTTAAATTATGAATTGATAGGACTAAACCATAACGAATCAACTTTTAATGAGAGAAAGATGACGCTTGAATTTGCAATTAGTAATATTGATATGCAAGTAAGTAATAGAGTTATGGAATTGGAACTGCAAAAGTAGATAAATTATGATTTTAGAACAACAAATAGGCATAGCAGGATTTTGTATAATTATTTTAATAATTGTAGTAAGGTCATTTAAAGAATCAATATAAACAATAAATAAATAAATAGACAAATGAAATTACTAAAAAGAATTATCGGATTTATCAAGGCATTTTTCAATAAGCGAAAAATCAAGTCTGAGATTAAGAAGATTGAGAAGGTTTTAAAAGAGCGTTCAGAGAATTACAAGAAAAGTAATCGTTTTAAAAGGAATCAATGGTTGATTTCAACAGGTTATACTCCAAAGGCACGTTCTATTAGGTTTAAAAGAGCGAAAAAAGATAATATTAGTCATTATTCGGCAATGGTAAAGAAGTTTATAAAACTGAAGAAGGAGAATAGAATAAAAATATACCCTAGCCGTTTCTTAATAGTTGACAAAGACAGAAAAGAGTTGTCTAGGAATAAGCAAGGGATTCCAGTTTACAAGGCTGATAAAATACGAGGTATTTATGCCGAATCATAAAGTAAATATCTTAGAAAAGAAGCGACCATTCAACTGTTCTATAAGGAATTGTGTTATCTTAGCCTTTGAAAACTACTGTAAAGGGTTGGATTTGGATCAAAATGCTTACTTAGAAGGATTAATAACACAACACTTGATAGATGTTAAGTTTCAAGATAAAGAAGAAATAAAATGAAAGACAGATTTAAAGAGATTTTAAAGGAAGAGGGTATTAGTGGAAAGGATTTCTGCGAACTACTCGGAGGTTTGAGTTATGGTAGTTATAGGTCTCTAACAATGCCTAGTAATAAGTCATGCCCTAAATGGGTTCGTAGTTTTGTAATGGCTTATGAATTAAAAAGTAATTTAAAACAAGAGTAAAATGAATAAACTAGAATTAGCAGAAACGGACAAGAAAGACCACTTTAGATTTATGGTCAATGGAGTAGACCAATTTGGAGAGCAAGAAAGAAGTGTTTTCCGTCACATTATTCAGGTAATTGATAATGGAATAAGTATATGAAAACATTGCACGAGAGTAAAGAAGAGTTGTTCGAGATTTACAAGAGTAAGCATGGGCAACCTCCATCTGAAGATGAATATTTAAGAGATCAATTTGATAAAATAATGTTATTAAAAACAGATTTTATGCCTTATTGGTTCGCTTGTGAGGTTTTTAACTTAGGTATTGACTTAGACGAAAAAGAGTATTTTTAAATTTAATAAATAAACAATGGCAAAAATGTTAGTAGGGTCAATAGACCTAAACAAAATCGAGAAACAGAGAATTGTAACAAAGGACAAGAATGGAAAACCTTTTGAAAATGGAGCGAAGTATTACAATGTTGTAGTGTGGGTCAATGATGAACCTGACCAATACGGAAATGATGCCTCTATTCAAACAAGTGTTACCAAGGAAGAGCGAGAAGGTGGTCAAAAAGGGTCTTACATAGGTAATCTTAAATCACCTACGCAACAGGCACAACCTACTGCTATTCCTCAAAGCCAGTCAAGTACAGTTAACGAGCCTGACGACTTACCGTTTTAAGAAATGGGAATCGGTTACAGGTGGTTTGAAAAGACCAAAGACATAAACAGCCCTGAATTTAAACAAGCAAAAAAAGATTTAGTCAATTTCAATAGTAATTATCAAATGTATTTATACCTCATGTCATTTGATTGTTTGGAAACAGAAAGAGAAAAGCTGAGAAATAATTTATTAAAAGATTAATTTATAATCATAGACCGAGTTTAATCTTAGTCTATGATTTTTTTATAATATAGAATGGAATTAAACGATTTACAGATAAACGATATGCTCAATGGTGTTGATAGAGATAAATTTCTACTTGACCTTCGTATTGATATGTTTAAGAGTGGTAATTTTAACTTCATTGTTGATGGTATATCAAGTAATGACGAGGGGTTATTTGAGAAAGGTAAAAAAGCAACGCATGAAAAACAAAAAAAAGCATTAAAGATACTAACATCTAATGAGTATGACCAATTTCTGTATGGTGGTGCAGCAGGTGGAGCTAAATCATTTACAGGAATGTGTTGGATAGTTTTTTCTGCTCTTGCATACCCAAACACAAGGTACTTTATTGCTCGTAACGAATTAAAAGACATTAGAGAATCTGTACTTGTTACGTTTCAAGAGGTTTGTGATTTTTTCGGAATTAAAGGGTTTAAATACAACTCCGTCCTTAATTTTATAAAGTTTGATAACGGTAGTGAAATAAACTTAATCGAGGTGAAATACAAACCTAGCGATCCCGAATACAAGGATGTAGGTTCTACACTTTATACAAATGGGTGGTTTGAAGAAGTGGGTGAAATACATGAAAAAGCAGTAAGTGTATTGACGACAAGGGTGAATAGATGGAATGTAGATAAATATGACTTAAAAGGGATAGTGTTTTTGACAGGGAATCCATCTAAAAACTGGACAAAGACAAAATTCCATGATAAAGCTAAAAATGGCGAGTTGGAAAAAGATAATTTAGATGAATCTAAGTTTAAAAAAAGTTATTTAGGGTGTTTGGTTACTGAAAACCCATTCATATCACAAGCATATATTAACTCTTTAAGAAAACAAGCATCTAATGACGTTGCTATTTACGAAAGATTATTTAAGGGTAATTGGGATTATGATGAAAACCCATATCAATTAGCTGAACAGGAAATGATTGACCAAATATTTAGCAATGACCACGTACCTAAAGGGAAAGGCTATATTTCTGCCGATGTTGCACGTTTTGGTAGCGATAAGGCTAAAATAGGTTATTGGAATGGTTGGAATTTAGAACACGTTATCTCACTAGACATATCTAAGACGACAGATATCGAATTAGCCATAAGAACATTAAGGATGAAGTACAAAGTTCCTAAAAATAGGGTTATTATTGATTCTGATGGAGTTGGTGGTGGTGTCGTAGACGGAACAGGGGGTAAGGGCTTCAAAAACAATGGTCGCCCTATAAAAACAACAAAAGATACACCTAATTACAAAAATCTTCAAGTTCAATGCTTGTACTTATTGGCTGAAAAGATAAATGAAGGAGGGATAAATATATCTGCTGACCTTACATCAAGTGATATGGAAGAGATAAAGTCAGAATTAGCACAAATACAATCAAAAGGTGACCAAGACCCAGAAAGAAAGTTGGATTGTAAGAGTAAAGCTGCTATTAAACAAGACATAGGGCGTAGTCCTGACTGGCGAGATATGATATTTATGCGTGTTTTCTTTGATTTGAAGAAAGAGAGGCGACCGATGGTGGGGTCAAGAAAAAGAACATTAATGTAGGTGGAATTGTTTAATTTCAAACAAGTTGTATTAATCTTTACAGATATTAAAATAATTTTTACTACTTTTGTGTATTAAAGACTAATATTTATTTTCAATAAATGGCACTAGAAACCGAAGAAATAATCAAATTAATAGAAGCAGGAGCAAGTAAATCTATTAAATTGGCAAGGAAACGTGCTAAAAAAATCAATATGCACCTTACTGGAAAAGGAGTTGTTGAATATTTAGAAAATTTAGACGGTTATGAGACAAATGCTCAAAAACTTTTAAGAGAGAAATTAGTTAAATCTAATCGTTCTCTTTTTTCGTTCATACTAAGACCAACAGACAAAATATTTACGGCAAAAGGAGGCAGTATAAACTACAATCTGCCTAATGAAACTCAAACCTTCATAAAGGACAGGGTTAGTGATGTTGCAGATGGACTAGATATAAAAAAATATTTAAAAAAGGTAGTTAAAAGTCAATACGTGATAGATCCTAATGGAATACTATTCATTGATATTGATAGTAAGGGTATGCTAGAGACTCATATTATTAACTCAAAAGATATTCTTTGTTATTCAAATAAGGGAAATAAAATAGGTTCGGTAATTTTCGAGCCTTTCAAAAAAGAACTTTCTAAAGCTGATGAGCTTAGGTATTCTGCATTAGGTAGTGATAAATTAAAGAAAGAAAAGGAAAAGAAGTACTACAGAGTAATTGACGAGTTGTATGATAGGATATTTGTCAATGATGGAGGGACTATCAAAGAAGTTACTTCAGAAAGAATGGATAACTATTTTGGGTTTGTTCCTGCTATTATATTAGGTGACGAAAAAGACCCAAACAGTAATATTTTTGAAAGCATTGTCGCTGATATTATAGAGGAAGCAGATGTGTTTCTTAGAAGAGTATCTGTAACAAATATTCACGAACTCGCTCATTTATACCCTAGATATTGGAGTTATGAACAAGCGTGTACTAAGTGTGGTGGTGAAGGAACGGTATCTTCCCTGAAAACAGAAGCGGTTGGAGAAACACCTGCTGTATATGACACGATAACGTGTTCTAGTTGTGGTGGTGATGGTATAAAAACAAGGACTAATCCTTCTGATGAAATGGTGCTGAAAACTCCTGAAGATGGGGAGACTGCAATCGCACCAAATGTAGCAGGATATGTACAGCCAGACTTAAATACTGCTGAATTTTATAACTCAGTAATAGAAAAGGCTAGAAACACAATGTTCCAGGCAATGTGGGGAACTACGATGGAACAAGGAGGTAAGAGAGAAACCGCAACAGGTCGTTTTCTTGATGCTCAACCTGTTCAAGATAGATTAAGAGACATTTCGGACACTTTCGCTAAACTGCATAAGTTTATGTTAGATTGTTTCGGAAAAGTGCTATTAAGAAACCCTAGATACGAGAGTTCAGTTTCTTATGGTACTAGATACATATTAGAAAGTCCTGATGATATACTTGATAAGTATATGGAGGCAAGTAGAGAGAAAATATCAGAAGTTGCGACTATTGATATGCGTAACAGATATTTTGAAGCCGAATATCAGAATGATCCATTAGGATTGTCCAACAGAAAGAAATTAGCAAGTATTGAGCCATTTCCTTCGTTGTCCGTAAAAGAAGTTTCGGAAATGGACTTCATAGAGGTTTCTGAAAAGTTAAAGAAAGCGTATTACTCAACATGGGTTGGAACATTGACCGATGCTGAAATAGTTTTCTTAAACGAACAAGAATTAACATTAAAATTAAATGATTATATAACCAATTTAAAAACAAGTGAATAATGAAACAGTACAAGTACCTTAGAGAAGAGTTGCATAGAGGAAAATGGCAACCTTTAATCGTAGAAAAGAAAGGAAAAGAAATTCAAGCCTATGCGAAGATTACAGAAGAGGAGGCTGAAATTATGAACAGAAATTCCGATGCTTAT